TTTGCAATTTATGACTTGAATGAGTTCTTGTCTGCACTTTCATTATTCAAAAGTCCAACACTGGATTTCGCAAAACAGTCTGTAAAATTGAATGAAGAGGGTGGTGGTAGTTCTTTGAATTACTTCTTTAGTGACCCATCTGTTGTAACAACACCAAAAACTGAAATCCAAATGCCATCTGTTGATGTTGAGTTTGTCTTTACACAAGATACATTCAATCAAATTCAAAAGGCATCTGCTGTACTTGGTGTACCTGATGTAGTACTAAGGGGTGTTGCTGGTGGAGATATCAATCTAACTGTAACAGATCGTAAGAATGAAACTTCAAACGATTTTTCAATTAAGGTTGGTGAGAATTCACCTGCTGCTGATTTTACTCACTACTTCAAGGTAGAAAACCTTAAACTACTTTCTGGTGATTACAAAGTTGAAGTGTCTTCGAAAGGTATATCACGTTTTACTAACATGACAAAACCGATTGAATACTTTATTGCTCTAGAAGCTTCCTAAACCAGATAGGTATATTATATAATGAATGATGCGAATTTATGGGTGGAGCAATACCGCCCTAAAACAATCAGTGAGTGTGTTCTTACTGATGACTTGAAGAACACCTTCCAACAGTTTGTAGATAATAAACAGATTCCAAATCTACTTCTGTCGGGTGGTGCTGGTGTCGGTAAAACAACTGTTGCGAAAGCAATGCTTGAAGAAATCGGTGCAACGTATATGATGATTAATGGTTCAGAAGAATCTGGTATTGATGTACTCCGAAACAAGATTAAGAACTTTGCAAGTACTGTCTCTATGGATGGTAATCGTAAGTTTGTAATTCTTGATGAGGCAGACTATCTCAATCCACAATCTACACAACCAGCATTGCGTGGGTTTATTGAGGAATTCCACAACAACTGTGGATTCATTCTTACCTGTAACTTCAAGAACCGAATTATCGAACCTTTGCATAGTCGGTGTTCTGGTGTGGTATTTAAGATACCCAAGTCTGCCAAACCTAAACTTGCTGGAGAGTTCTACAAACGTGTGCAAAACATTCTTGCAGAACAGAACATTGAGTATCAGCCTAAGGTTGTACAACAACTGGTAATGACTCATTTTCCAGATTGGCGTAGGGTTCTAAATGAATTGCAAAGATATTCTGCTTCTGGTATGATTGACAGTGGTATACTTGTTAACATCTTAGAATCGAATATGAAGGACTTGATTCCACTTCTCAAGGCGAAAGACTTTAAAGGTATTCGGACTTGGATTGCAAACAATCTAGACAACGACCCTGCACAAATATTTCGTAAGATTTACGATACCCTGTATGATGTTGTAGAACAAAGTACTATTCCACATATGGTAATGGCAGTTGCCGACTATCAATACAAATCAGCATTTGTTGCAGATCAAGACATAAACATGCAAGCGTTTATGATTGAGATTATGTCACAGGTGCAGTTCAAATGATAGACAACCAATCTAGAAAAACTTCCCAAATAGTAACCCTACAAGTTCAACTTGATATAACTAATAGAGGATGGTTAGTTATGCGTGGTGAGGAAGAATCGCCCTATGATTTAATCGTTGATTTGGGGTTGGATGAAAGTGGTTATAGAAAGTTTGCTACAATACAAGTAAAAAAAGATTTAAGGACAAGTAGTAGACCAAGCCCAGAAAAGGAGAACGAACCTGTTTCTGTTGGTGGAAAAAATAGAAATAGTTATTGGTATTTTGACAAAGATATAACCTATCTTGCCACAGTAAAAAATGGTGAAGTTATTTATTATCATAAATCTGATTATCAAAAGTTATCTCCAATAGAACTGAAGCGTTCAAACCAATCAAGTTTTCCAATAAATGAAAGTATGTTTTCTTATAGAAGAGAGGTATTATCTATTGATAGACCATCTCTGGAGTCATTCTTATGAGTTATGAACTAAAACATTATCTCAACTCAATCAATCACACTAAGGAAAATCTGATGGCTTCAGATGACCCTATGTGGGAAAAGAAGTATCCAGCATATGTTGTCAATAGGTGTCTATCTCCTTTCCATGATACCATTATGTTCGTTAATGAAATGAATATGCGTCACCACCTTGACGCAAAGCTACAGTATGATTTTTTACTAAATACTATTAGGTCTAAGAAACGCTTCGCCCCTTGGGTTAAGGCAGAAAAGTTAGATGATTTGGATTGTATTAAAGAGTATTATGGCTATAGTAATGAGAAGGCAAAGGTTGCTCTATCGGTACTTAATAATGAACAGATACAAACTATTAAAGATAGTTTGATTAAAGGTGGAAAAAATGGAAGAAATTGAATGGCGACCAGACAGGATGCTAGAAGTAAAATTAAAGGAACCTGATGACTTCTTAAAGGTTCGTGAGACACTATCTCGTATAGGTGTCGCTTCTCGTAAAGAGAGGAAGTTATACCAATCATGTCATATCCTACACAAACAAGGTAGGTATTACATTGTACATTTTAAAGAGTTGTTTGCCCTTGATGGTAAGGAAACAAACATCACTGAGAATGATGTGGCACGAAGGAACTCAATATCAGTTCTTTTAAGTGATTGGGGATTAGTTGAAATAATTGGTGAAGCAGAACCAAAAGCACCATTGTCACAAATCAAAGTCATTTCCTTTAAGGAAAAGAATGAGTGGGATTTAGAAACAAAGTATAACATAGGAAAGAAGAGGGAAGTGTAAATCTACATTTTTCTCTTGACTTTTACCCCAAAATACTATATAATGATCTTAATTGATTGAGGTAATACATTTGAACTTTTATACACACGTTGCCCAGTGGGGCAACCAACTACTTGTTCGTGCCGTAGAGAATGGTGTCCGTACTAACTTTAAAGTAAAGTACGAGCCCACTCTCTACGTTCCTGTGCAGAAAGAAACGGGTTGGAAAACCTTGGATGACAAAAACGTCAATCCAATGAAGTTTCTTTCTATTAAGGAAGCGAAGTCTTTTATTGAACAGTATCAGTCCCAACCACATCTTGTGTTTGGTATGAACCTGTTTCCCTACACATACCTATCTGAAAAGTATCCAAAACAGATTGAATTTGATTCAAAACAACTGAAGATCGTTACGATAGATATTGAGGTTGAATGCGAAAACGGATTCCCTCATGCTGATCAAGCAGCAGAACCAATGTTGTCTATCACTGTCAAAGACCATAACGCAGGCAAGTTTATTGTATGGGGTATGCGTCCATATGAGAACAGTAGAGATGATGTTGATTACATCCATTGTCCTACTGAACGTGACCTTCTTGCTAGGTTCCTTGGATGGTGGGATGCAGATCATCCTGATATCATTACTGGTTGGAACACAGAGTTCTTTGACCTTCCCTACATCTGCAACCGAATAACTTCCCAGTTAGGTGAAGAGGCTGTTAAACGTCTATCTCCTTGGGGTGTTGTGCAGTCACGCATGGTGAACAGTGGGTTCGGTAAGAAGACAGAAATGTTTGAAATCATGGGTGTCAATAACCTTGACTACCTTCAACTATACAAGAAATTTACATACACAAACCAAGAGTCATATCGTCTAGACCATATTGCTCATGTTGAACTTGGACAGCGTAAGGATGAAAACCCTTACGATACATTCAGTGATTGGTATCAGAAAGACTATCAGTCTTTTATTGATTACAACATTATGGACGTTGAATTGGTTGATAGACTAGACTCTAAAATGAAACTGATTGACTTACTTCTTACTATGACGTATGAGGCTAAGGTTAATATGTCTGACGCATTTACTTCTGTTAAGTATTGGGATGTGTTGATTTACAATCACCTTCTTAGACGGAAGGTTGTTATCCCAACAAAGACAAGTAATGAATCTAAGGGTGAGAAGTATATCGGTGCATATGTTAAAGACCCACAGGTTGGACAGCACAAGTGGGTAATGTCTTTTGACTTGAACTCCTTGTATCCTCACTTGATTATGCAATACAATATTTCACCAGAGATGTTGTTGCCTCAGACTATGCCTTACAATGACAATACTATTGATGAGATGTTATCAAAACAGATAGACTTGTCTATGTTACCAGCAGCACAAGTTGCTCGGACACCGAATGGTGCATTGTTTAGAACAAAGAAACAAGGGTTCTTACCTAAGATGATGCAAGAAATGTACAATGATCGTACCATCTACAAGAAAAAGATGTTGATTGCTCAACAACAATATGAGGATACGAAAGACCCTAAGTACTTAAACGATGTGTCTCGTTATCAGAACATACAGATGGCACGAAAGATTTCCTTGAACTCTGCTTATGGTGCGATTGGTAATGAATGGTTTAGGTATTACGATTTAAAGATTGCAGAAGGTATTACAACTTCTGGACAACTATCTATTCGGTGGATTGAAAGGGCACTGAATGGTTACTTGAATAAACTGCTGAAAAGCAAAGAGGTGGATTATGTTATTGCATCAGATACAGATTCGGTGTACATTAGGTTTGATGAACTTGTTAATAAAGTGCTTACGAAGAGAGATGCTGAGTCGGAGGATTCATATCGACTCAGGGTCGTGGACTTCCTTGATAAGATTGCTAAAGAGAAAATCGAACCTTTTATTGATAATAGTTATCAAGACCTTGCTTCGTATGTAAACGCATTCGAACAAAAGATGGAGATGGGTCGTGAGGCAATTGCAGACAAAGGTATCTGGACTGCAAAGAAGCGGTACATCTTAAACGTATGGGATATGGAAGGTGTACGTTACCAAGAACCTAAACTCAAGATCATGGGCATTGAGGCTGTCAAGTCATCAACACCAGCACCTTGTCGTAGTAAACTTAAAGAGTGTCTAAAGATTATCATGTCTGGTACAGAACAAGATGTGAATGATTTCATCATTGACTTTAGAGAAGAGTTTATGAAGTTACCAGTAGAAGACATTGCATTTCCTCGTTCTGTTAATGGACTTGATAAGTGGAGTAGTAGTTCCAGTATTTTTCTGAAGGGTGTTCCTATGCACTGTCGTGGTGCATTGCTGTACAATCACTTCACTACGAAGAATAAACTGACACACAAGTATCCTCTTATCAAAGGAGGAGAAAAGATTAAGTTCATTCACTTGAGAACTCCTAATCCTATGTCATCAAATGTTATATCCTTTATAACTAAACTTCCAACAGAGCTTGACATTCATCGTTATATAGACCATGATACACAGTATGAGAAGGCCTTTGTTGAACCTTTGACTTTTATTATGAATCAGATTGGATGGGATATAGATCGTTCTTATGGGACACAAACAACATTAGAAGACTTTTTTGGATAAACCTCTTGACATTACTGCTAAATAGTGGTAAAATAAACGTACTCAATTAAGTAAATGCAAACGATAATTTAGAGGAGTTTTTTACATGAGAGAAATTATTACATTTGATTCATACGAAGATTCTAGTAAAAAGTATGTTGATGATTTGAAATACATTATAGCTAGAGATATTAAATTTGTAGATAAACCGCCAGTTTTGATGTTATCTGGTGGTGTAGATTCTATGTTGTTGGGTTGTATCCTAAAAGAATACTTTGGATTAAAAGACTCAATCACTGTTGGTTGTGTAAAAGATACTGATGATGTAAAAGTGTCTCAAGACACAGCGCAAAAACTAGGTATTAATAACAATCTTGTTCTCACAACATTAGAAGAAGTTATGGATAATATACATTTGTGCAAGGGAAAAAATATCAAAAGTCTTTTTAATATGGTATACTATTTGACATTTAGATTGTGTATGGAGAAGGTTGATGTAAGTGGACTTGATTTAGTTCAAGGTGATGGTGCAGATACATTACTAGGTTCATTACAAGTCTTTATGTACAGAGATACCACAAATTATATGAAAAAATATAATGTAGACCGAGATACTGCCAGAACAATGATTAAACAAAATTGGTATGCAGCTGCAATAGACCCAACTAAAGATACAAAAAAAGGTTCTGGACATTTATTTGTTGAGGTTGCAAATGAATTAGGTGCAAATCCAATTATGGCATTTAAACATCCAGATATTTTAAGATGGGTTAATGATGTGCCTTACAGTTTTGCAAGACCAGATAAAAAAACTTTACCAAAAGAGGTTATAAAATATTTGGGTTACAATCCAGAAAATGTAAAAAGAACAATAATGGAAAAGGGAACTGGAATATATGAAATTGTTGGGGATAGAATAATGCAAATGACAGGTAAAACCAATCCGAATAGTGCAGTTAAGATGATAGTTAATAGTGGAGCTCAACTTCCCATATGATTGATACCTTGTTATGTGAACATATTAATAACAATGTTTCAGATAAAAATGTTGCAGTGCTACTGAGCGGTGGTGTAGACTCCATCTCAGTAGCATTTGCTGCACAAAGACTTGGTAAAACAATTCACGCATATAGTTTCTGTTTAGATACACATGAGTCATATGACTATATGAAGGCTAAAGAGATTGCTGAAATTTGTAAGTGGGAATTTACAGGCATCAAAGTTCCAACTAATAATTTAGTTGAAGATTTTCATAGACTAGTAAAATTAGATTGCAGAAAGAAAACGCACTTTGAGTGTGTATATCCATTCTTATATGTGTATCCAGAGATTAAAGAAACAGAAGTTTTATCTGGCTGGGCGGCAGATGGGTATTACGGTCTCAGTAAAAAAGCAATGATGCATTTCAAACACACACAAGAATTGTTTGACAAGTTTAGAGATAACTACTTTAAACCAGATATGTGTGCTGGTTACAACTGGCATAAGAATGTTGCAGATATACACAATAAAAAGTTTATTACCCCATACTTAACTGATAGTGTCAAGAACTTTTTCTATAGTAAAAGTTGGGATGAACTGAATAAGCCCACACAAAAACATCATGTGAGAGATGCATTTAATGAATTTAAGTTGGTAGGAAATGTAAAAAAACACTTGAACTTACAGATAGATTGTGGTATAATAGAGTTATTCGAATCATTGATAGATGATCCAAAAGTAAACTTTAAGAATAGAAGTAGAATAATGGACATATGTAGAGATTGGAACACGCTAAATAGTAAGGACACTTTAGAGGAGTTTTTTGTATGAAATATGTACCTTATAACCTACAAGACGTATATGATGCGTCTGCACAAAACAAATTTACTGTGATATCAACATTCGCTGGGGGTGGAGGAAGTTCAACTGGTTATCGTCTGGCTGGTGGTAAAGTTCTAGTAGTAAATGAATTCGTAGAAGAGGCCCAAGAAACCTATAAAGAAAATTACCCAGAAACACATATTCTGCCAGGCGATATTAAAAAACTTAATGGTAAAGATTTTCTTGACGCAAGTGGACTAAAAGTTGGTGAAGTTGACATACTAGATGGTTCGCCACCATGTTCTGCATTTTCTGTGGCTGGTAAGTTATCACACAATATACATGAAGAAGAACGTATAGACTTGTTTGGTAATGTTACAATCGAAAAGGTAAGTGGTAAACATTCTGATGGTTGGAATCAAACTAAAAACTATTCTGACGGGAAGACAGTAGAAAACATTGAAGACTTGTTCTTTGAGTTCTTGCGTGTTGCTGAAGAAATTAAACCTAAAGTAATTATTGCAGAGAATGTAAAAGGATTGACGATAGGTGAGGCCAAGACATATTTCAACAAAATTCTTAATACATTTGAAGAGATTGGATATGAGGTGGTTGCACAAGTTTTAGATAGTCGGTATTATGGTGTTTCACAAACTAGAACAAGAGTTATTTTTATTGCGATTAGACAAGACGTTTTGTCTGCCGTTGGATTAAACTTTATGACATTATCAACTCTATTCCCAGACCCAAGTAATATAGTTATCCCTGTTAAGGATGTGATGGTTGGTTTGGAATATGATGCAGAAGAGGTGAAGTACCTAACAGACAAGTTTACTAATACTGCATACTGGAAACAGACAGGAAGTAAGATGCCAGTTGACCCAGATAAAGTTCTCACTGGTGGTGATTATCACCCTAAAGGACATCACTTCAATCTGAAACGTGTGTCACAATATGCACCAGCTCCAACTCTGACTGCAATGGGTAGTGCAGATACAACTGCTGGTGCATTCCATTGGATTGAACCAAGAAAGTTAACACTAGGTGAATTGAAAAGAATTATGTCTCTACCAGATGATTTCAAACTTACGGGTAAGTGGAATCAAAAGGCAGAACGTATTAGTAGAATGGTGCCGCCACTAATGATGAAGGCGATTGCAACATCCGTTTATGAAAAAGTATTGGAGAAGTATAATGGCTGATTTTACATTTGCACATAGAGAAGAAGGTTTTGATGAACATATCGAAAAAAGTATTCGGGGGTATGGTAATCTTCTAGAAGATGTAATTGCAATGTCTCGTTATTTTGTTGAGGATGGAACTAATGTCTATGACATAGGTTGTTCAACTGGTAAACTGACACAACGTATGTTGGAGTCCAACCAAGATCATTGTTATGATGCAAACTACATTGGAGTTGAAATTGCCGAAGGTTTTTTTGAGGATTTAGAAAAACGCAAAGAGAATATCAACCAACTAAATCCTTGGGCTTTAGTAGACTTTCGGTTAGAGGATATTCGTGAGACAATTATTGAAAACGCATCTCTTGTAACGTCTATCTTTACTTTACAGTTTATGCCAAAGAGAGATAGACTTACAGTTTTAAAAACTATATATGATGGGTTAAATGATGGAGGGGCCTTTATCTTTTCAGAAAAGACAATCTGTGAAAATGCAGTATTCCAAGATATGCTTACCTTTAACTATTATGATTATAAGAGAAAGTCTTTTGATACAGAAGATATTATGGACAAAGAAAGAACATTACGACATATGATGAAACCAAATACTTGGAATGAATTGAGTGATATGTTATATACTGCTGGGTTTGTGGATGTCCAACCTTTTTGGAGAAACCATATGTTCGTAGGTGCAATTGCAGTAAAATGAATAAAAAACCTATTGACAATCCCCAGTTTATACTGTATACTGTTTATAACTAATGAGAAGTGTATCTTCTCCAATCACATAGGAAGGAAACATGATGG